GGCGACTTAACAAGTCGAGGCTGTAATAGTGAATGGCAGTCACTATGTTGTTGCAATGTCGGGGTTTTACCCCCCCGACACCTTCACCACAGCACGGTCCCACAACGTGCGGCAACGGCGTAGCTTCTTGTAGTAGTGTCTGATCTGCTTGCTGAAAGGTGAGGCGTATAGCATGCAGTTTAAAACGCTGTAATCTACTACAGGTGGATCGGTCTTCAGTTTGCTTTTCAAATTGCAGCGCCTACTCATGCTGGGTGGAAAACATAAGCGGTGGGTATCGAAATAATTTTCGATTCGCGACAATTCGGCATAATCCATTTCGTTGACCATGGATATCTGGAGCCGGGACTGAGATTCATCTATGCCACTGAGCCCACTATGAGTTGAGCCATATGCTGATAGCAGATTGTACGATGAGATAAGATTGACATTAACACCATAATTGCTAGTACTAAGCAAGAACTTTGCAATGCTACGGTAAACCGGTAGGTCACCATAAAGCACAGCATACATCTTTCCTAAACTAGTGTAATAGTGAGCTTGCCAACCATTACGCATGACATCTTCATTGATGCATGTAGTAATTGATTCGATCAACTTCTGCAATTTCTGCACATAGACCCAACGGTTGGGCTTATATTCAATAAACCCACCAGAGCAGAACTCAACATCCTCAGGTCTCTCACGATATATGAGTTTGACCTTGAAGCCGAACAGCGCCACATGATCTACGTGGGCCATGCCAACCGGTTTCTTGGAATATGAGTCGTCACCCTTCACCGTGAAGTCGTAAGTGACACAACGTGGTTCAGTGCACGATCTAAAAGTGCAATTAGGGCAAAAATTCTTAATGTTGTCATATTGAATAGCCACATAATTCAACAGACCATTGCCCAGAGACGTGTCCATGTCTCCTGAACCGCGACAACACTCGAACTGACAATTGACTCCTGCGGTAGTGTGCACTATTTTCATGATCTTGGCTGAAAACAGACGGTCAATAAGTTCGAGTTTGTCAGGGTAAACTCTGCAGTATATCATATACTCAATACACAGAGTGGTGAACTGCTGCGTCGCTTCATACGACGTGTAATCGCGTTCTAAAAAGTGTTCACCAACCAACTCGGCAAAACGGTCACCACATTTCTTGTAGTCACAGGCATTGGCAACCTGTGGCAGCGCGAAAAATGCTTTCTCAATAGGCTCGATGATTTGAGCATAGAGAATGTTAAATTTCGGATTGCGACCCATTATCATCCGAGGGGCTTTACCCTCCTTATAATAGCGCTCATTCTTAACGAATGCTGCAACATCGCTATCACGCTTCAGATCAAAACCCCGTCGCATGAGGTCAGTATGTGCCTTTGTATAACGCGCACGCAACCTGCCAGTTTTGCGCGCGATGAACCCTTGGCCATCGAAGGGTTCGAGATTCTCTCTGATTCTGTCGGCGAGATCTTCAACAATCCGACGAATCAGTGCCCAGTCTAGCTGATCGCTAACTGCGGGAGTCGGGCAAAGATATCGCTGCCACAAAGACTCGACCACATTATGCCCGCAATTTTGCATAACCACTGTTGGGTTGCGATGAAGCAAGGCTTCACAAGGCCACTCCAGATAGCGCCGCTCAACGCACCTGCCGTGAATTTGAGCTGGCTGAGTATTGATCTTAATACTAGGACGCTTCCATTGGCTACCAGGAGTGAATCCGCTTTGCTGAACTGACGCCAGATCTTCAGGAGAACAGTCAGCAACGCAGTGCCCAACGCGGCTGCTAAACGCGGTGATATCAGCACGAGACCGGCCAGGCCCACACGGCCACAGATGCGCCAAGGGACTCGATGAAAAAGCGAATGATTCTCGTTGTTTTGAGTGAATAGAAAGTTGTCGTCTACCTGGTCGCAAGCCTTCTGAACGGTGTAATGGACACGGTTCACAAACTCGGGACTTAGTTGTTGATCCTCTCTGATCTTCTGATTACTCAGAAACTGCAACGCAATTTTCTTCGAGTGGGCAAGGCGCGCCGCTCGGTCGTCCACACCATTGACCTTGTATGTCGTATTTTGCTTCATTCTTATGTAACAAAGCATTTCTGTCCATATCATATCCTCGGGCAAGTCACCATTAGAGAGCCAGCCGATGTTATGGTTGATCTTCTCTGTGCTAACAAACTTAGGCCAAATGAACATTCGTCTGACTTTGTTAACCCAGTCAAAACGATAGTTCACATTGGCTACCTCTCGGGGAATGACAAGTACGTCATCCTCTATGATGACCGCACCGGGCAGATTGACTATACAACAGTCACATAGCAGCACATCGCTGTGTCCGCAATCAACGCACACCGGTATCCGATTCGGATCTATTTGGTCTTGACGTGTGCGCACAATTTCGTTAAAGCGATCCAACGCGGCTTTGTTCTTAAAGCCGTTCTTCACAGCACGCTCATACCATGCCGTGCTGCGGTATTCGTTGATGCCGTCTGCTATTCTGCGGTTATTTCGGCGCTCCGCAGCTTGCGCCTCCTCCTCGCCGCGCTTGCGATCTTTCTTTACTGGTCCGGGATTACTTTCGCCGCCAGCGAGCACGTAATCATCATGCCCGGTGTTACGGTTGATGTGTGCTCTACTGACTGGCACGCAATCCTTGCCTAGCAAAAATGCTCGAGCAACGCGGTGTCTCCCATTCATCACGCGGAACATGTTTGACTGTCCCACGCGCTGAACATCAATCGGCGGACGCTCAGTGCAGATGGTATCATCCATCATCTGCGCCATACGACCCAGTGGCAAAAGCCCATCGTCGACGATCTCATAATCGTATTCAACACGCTTTGCCACATCAAGATCGTAATCTGCGACCGCCTCAACAATTGAGATGTCGATCATGAGATTACTCAATTTAATGAGATTTGACTCTGGAAAAAGGTTTGTATTGTTCTGTTCAAGCCAGTGACACCACTCTGACCAACTATCAGTCAGCTCTTTTTCAGGCATGAATTCTACCATCGCCTTACTCAGCTGCGTGATTGTTGATTCAATGGTTGTGTGACAATCCAAAGAGCAAACAAATGAGATTTCGCATGCGTTCACATGACTGGTGATGCTATCACCATTTTCCTTAACTTCAACTGCCGATGTCTG